ACTGTTAAGACTTACATAAGTGGTAATTTTGTAATTAAAAATGATGTAACAAGATAATGAGTGATATTATAGATATAAACGTAGGTGAAACTATTGAAGAAGTTACTATTAATGTAACTGATAATCTTATTACAGTTAATATTAATAAAGTAACAGGTGGTGGTGGTACACAAACATTAGCAGAAACTTTAGATTTAGGAAATACAACTGGAGGAGAAAATATAAGTATTTCTAATGGTGATGCTGTTATATTAGATAATGGTTCAATGCTTAAAAAAGGAACTATTGATGCTGGTAATGGTGGTTTAGGTGGTATTGCTCAAATATGTGGTTTAGGATATGAGCATAAATGGGAAGCTGGTAGACTTTATATAACTAATAGTAGCGGTAATATTATTCGTGAAGTATCACATAATTTTACTATAACACCAACAGCAACAGATGATGTAACTAAAGGTTTTGTACAAGATACAAGATGGATTTTAGACAATGGTGATGTTTATCTTTGTACAGACCCAACAGAAGATAATGCAGTTTGGGAATTACAAGAATTCGAACAAGTTAATTCTGATTGGGATGCAACAAGTGGAGTTGCTGAAATATTAAATAAACCATCAATACCAGCAGCACAAGTAAATAGTGATTGGAATGCAACATCTGGTGTAGAAGAAATATTAAACAAACCTACTATTACAGATGGTACAGTAACAAGTGTTGGATTAACTATGCCAAGTGCATTTAGTGTTACAAATAGTCCAATTACTTCAAGTGGTGATATTGCTGTAACAGGTGCTGGTTTAGTTTCTCAATATGTTAGAGGTGATGGTACATTAGCTAATTTTCCAAATTCAACAGGTGGTGGTTCATCAGTTAATTATTATCTTAATGGTTCAGTTTCACAAGGTACATTTGGGGGTGATACTTTTTATGAAATGAGTAAAACACCAATACTTGGTGCTGGTACTAATTTTCAAAGAACAAACGGGCAAGGTAATGGATATATAGCATCTTTTATAACTGATGCTGGTGACCCTTCATTTTTAAATATTCCTGGTGGAAATTGGAATGTAGAATTTTATTTTCAATCAAGTGCAACAGGTGGAAGTCCACAATTTTACGCTGAACTTTATAAAGTTAGTGCTACAAATACATTTACTCTTGTTGCAAGTGGTTCAGCAAATCCTGAAGGTATTACAAATGGTACAACTGTTGACCAATACTACACTTCAATTCCAGTTCCACAAACTTCATTACTTATAACTGATAGGTTAGCAATTAGAATTTATGTTATTACAAGTGGAAGAACTATAACACTACATACAGAAAATGGAAACCTTTGTGAAGTACTTACAACATTTACAACAGGATTAACAGCGTTAAATGGATTAACAACACAAGTACAAAATTTAGAAGTTGGAACAAGTGGAACTGATTTTGCAATTAGTTCATCAACTGATACACATACTTTTAATTTACCTACTGCAAGTGCATCAAATAGAGGTGCATTAAGTTCAACAGATTGGACAACATTTAATAATAAACAAAATTCTTTAAGTTATACACCTTATAGAAATGTTCAAACTTCACAAACTGCTCATACTGGTACAACTGCTGAAACAATTTTATTTACTGCTACAATTCCAGCTGGTGCTTTTAGTAGTACTGATATAATAAAAGTATTATATGGGGTAAATAAAACAACTGCTTTAGGAACATATACTTTACGTTTAAGAGTAAATACAACAAATACTATTAGTGGTGCAACATTAATAGCTTCTTATAATGGTAGTGCAAGTGCTCAAGCCAATGTAGTTATGAGAAACTATAATTTGAATGGAGGTAATTTATATGGAGTGCAATTTGCAACAACATCTATAACAGATATTTTTGCGGGTACTGCTTTAAGTTCAACTGCTTTAAATCCCGCAAATACATTTTATATTTTTGCTACTGTTTTATTGTCAAATGCTTCGGATAGTATAATCGGAAATATGTTATCAATACACAATTAATATGAAAACAATAATAGAAATAGCAACTAATGAAGTTGTGGGAGTTACTTACTCAAATGAATGTTTAGAAACTGAAACTTTAATTGATGAACTTTTGCAAGTTGAAATGGTTAAACCTTATTTTAATTTTGATACAAGAGAGTTTTACGATGGTGCAACACCGGAAGAAATTGAACAAGCATTTAAAGATAAAACACCAGCAGAAAGTCAACTTTGGAGGGTTAGAACTATTTTAAAATTAATGAATTTAGAAGCTACAATAGAAAGTGCATTAAACCAATTAGATGAGCCAACACAAACTGCTGCTAAAAATGTATGGAACTATGGCACAACAATAGAAAGATATAGTCAAACTGTTTTATTTATTCAAGGAGTTACACAAATGACTGATGACCAAGTAGACGAAATATTCCAACAAGCCGAAGCAATACAAATATAACAATGAGCAAAGAAACATTAGATAGGTTGTTGAATAAATGGATTAGCAGAAAGCTATTAGTTTTTATAGTAGCTTGTGTCGGTTTATTTTTTAGTAATATAACATCGGGAGACTGGGTAATTGTTGCCACTGCTTATATAGGTATTCAAGGATTTACAGATATTGTCGCAAAATTAAAAACATAAAATAAGAATGATACCTCAATCTTTAAAAATCTACGCATTAAATACTACATCAATGATTATATCATTCAGTAATATTGAACAAACATTAAAAATTATACTTTTGACTGTATCTATATTATATACCATAATTCAAACTGTTAAAATATTAAATAAAAAAGATGACAAATGATATTAGATAATAAAGGTTATTTATTAATAACTAAACACGAAGGTTTAAAATTAAAACCATATTTGTGTCCAGCTAAAATACCAACAATAGGATATGGAAATACATATTATGCTGATGGTAAAAGAGTAACTTTATTAGACAAAGATATTAATAAACAACAAGCGTTTGATATGTTTAAAGAAATAGCTAATAGATTTGCTAAAAGAGTAGATGAATTAGTAACATCAAATATAAATCAAAATCAATTTAATGCTTTAGTTTCATTTGCTTATAATGTTGGAACTGGTAATTTTAGTTCAAGTACTTTATTAAAAAAAGTAAATAGAAACCCTGATGATTTTACTATTAAAGATGAATTTTTAAAATGGAATAAAGCTGGTGGTAAAGTTCTTAATGGTTTAACAAATAGAAGAAATGAAGAAGCTGATTTATATTTTAGTTAGTATTATATTTTTATCTTGTGGTTCAAGAAAAGTTAATAAAACAAATTTAGAAGAAAAAAAAGATAGTGTTTCAGTTGTTGATGTAAAAACAGAAATAAAAACAAATGAAAGTACTGAAATAAACAACAATTCTAAAATAGATAAAACTGAAGATGAATTTATAATTGAACCAATAGACAACACAAAAGAAATAGTTGTAAATGGTAAAACTTATAAAAACGTTAAAATAAGACACAAAAAAACAAAAGACAATAGTTTACATACAAATCAAAAGAAAGTGTCTAAGAATGCTTTAAAACAACAAATAAAGCATAGTAAGCAAGTTGTTTCTACTTCAAAAGTATTAAAAGAAAAGAAAATAGAAAAAAAAGAAAGTTTAGTTAAATATTTTTATTTATTTATATTATTAATTTTATTATATTTGATTTATAAATATAGATTTAATATTTTAAAATTATTTATTTAACTTTGAATTAAATAATTATATATATATTTATTATTATATTCTTTGAATTAATTATATATATATTAAATATTTGTTAATAAGTAATTATTTTATTTATAAAATTAAATATTATATTTGAAATATAAATCCGCCAAGATTTAAGATATTAATTTAACAACCTCTTTTTAGTTTACTTGGCGGTACTATTTAGGGGTTTGTTTTTTTTATGAAAAATTGTAGTAAATGTAAGGAAGTAAAATCTTATGAGTTTTTTAATAAGCATAAATCTTATAAAGATGGTTATCAAACAACTTGTAAAAAATGTATTAACGAAGTATCAAAAAAATATAACTTACAAAACAAAGAACGTTTAGATAAATATCGAAATGAATATTATAAAGAATATTTTAAAAACAAAAGAAATAATGATAATTTATTTAAATTAACAAGTAATATACGTTGTTTAATTTATATATCAATTAAAAAACAAGGTTATACTAAAAAAACAAAAACACATAAAATATTAGGTTGTTCATTTAAAGAATTTAAACAACATTTAGAAAAACAATTTACAAAAGGAATGAATTGGGATAATATTGGTGAATGGCATTTAGACCATATTTATCCAGTATCTTTAGCTAAAACAGAAGAAGAAATAATTAAATTAAATCACTATACAAATTTTCAGCCAATGTGGGCAAAAGAAAATATTAGTAAAGGAAATAAAATAATTGAAAAACAATTAATACTTTTATAAAATAAGTTATATGGCTAAAGTTGCTAAAAAACCTTTAAGAAAAAATCTAATAAAAGAATTGGATACTGTTTTTAGTCATTTTATACGTTTAAGATATGCAAAGAATGAAATAGCTGAATGCGTTACTTGTGGTAAAAAAGACCATTGGAAAAAATTACAGAATGGGCATTTTATGAGTAGAGCAAATTACTCAACAAGATGGGACGAAGATAACTGTCAAGTTCAATGTATGGGTTGTAACGTTTTTAAAAGTGGTGAACAATATAAATATAGTTTATATCTTGGTAATAAATTAGCTGAAGAACTTTATTTAAAATCAAAACAAATAGTTAAATTTGCTGATGTAGAATTAATTGATATGATTGATTACTATAAACAACAGGTAAATATTTTGCATAAATTTACATAATGTTTTTTAAATTGTTTTTGTCAAGAAGGAGTGGTTTTATAGCCACTCTTTTTTTTGTCTAAATGTTAAAGAAATGTTAAAGTTTATTTTTGTATTAATTTAATAGTTAGATTTGTACCATAATTAAAAAACAAATAACAATGAAAGATTTATTAGATTACAACAGATTTAGAATTGAAACAATGCAAAGTAAGATTTGCGAATTAGAAAATTTATTAAGTACATTAGAAACTTATTGCTTTGAATTAGCAGATGATGATTGCCCAAAAGATTACAAAACAATTATTAAAAAAGAATTATACAATTTAAAAACAAAGTAAAATGAAAGACTTAAACTTAAATCAAAAACTATCTTTAATTCAAAAAGAATTTAAAGCAAACAAATCAAAATTTAATAGTTTTGGTAAATACAATTTTAGAAGTGCTGAAGATATATTAGAAGCATTAAAACCATTTAATGAAAAGTATCAAGTATCATTTGTAATTACTGAAAGAATGATACCAATTACAAATGTTGAAATTCCTATGATGCAATCAACTGCTACTATTTTTGATAATAATGGAGTTAATGAAATATGTGCAACTGCTATTGTAGGAGTAGATTTAAATCAAAAAGGAATGCAAGTTCCACAACAATTTGGTTCTGCTTCTTCTTATGCTAAAAAATATGCATTAGGTAACTTACTTTTAATTGATGATACACAAGATGCTGATGCAACTAATAAACACGATAAAGAAGTAAAAGCAGAAGATGATTTAAAATGGTTAAATAAAAACACACCAGAATTTAATAAAGCTATTGAATATTTAAAAAATGGTGGTAATATTGCAACTATTGAAAATAAATATAAATTAGCAAAAGCAGTTAAAGACGAATTGTTAAAAGTAAAATAGGGAAGCTGAAAACTATATAGAGTAAGCAAATTTTAAATAAAAAAAATATGAGTGCAATTATTAATGTAAGTTTAAGAGTAGACAAATTACCAAAAGAAAAATTTGTATCAGGTAAAGATGGTGCAGTTTATTACAACTTTACAGTTGCTGTAAATGATGAAGCTAATCAGTTTGGTCAAAACGTTTCTTTAACTGATAGTCAAACACAAGAAGAACGTGAAGCAAAAAAACCTAAAGTTTATTTAGGAAATGGTAATGTAGTTTGGACTAATGGTGAAATTAAAACAGCACCTAAAAAAGACAAAGCAAATGCTGCTGAAGTAACTTCAGATTTACCATTTTAAATTTAATTGGGCAGTTTAAACGCTGCCCTTTTTTTAACAAAAACAATGACAAAAGAACAAAAACAAGAAAAACGTTTAATGATGGAATTTATAGTTGATGAAGCTATATTAAATCCATTAGAAAAAATAGAACATCCAAAACCAGCAATATCTTTCGGTGTTAAAAGTTATGAAAGTAAAGATGGTGAAATTATATTTCCAGTACCAATAGGAACTTATGGCAACTTTAGTTTTGTACAAGCACCACCTAAAAGCAAAAAAACATTTTTTGTATCATTATTATCAGCAATTTATTTAGCTGAAGATTTACCACAATTTTGTGGTGATTTAAAAGCAAATAGAAATGATAAACATTTAATTCATTTTGATACTGAACAAGGTAATTTTCACGCACAAATGGTATTTAAAAGACCATTAGAAATGGCTGGATTAAAGAACATAGATAAATATCATACATTAGCATTAAGACAATATAGCTTTAGTGATAGAATAGATATAATAGAACATTATCTTTATGATAGATTAGAAGGCAAAGATATTGGTTTAGTAATTATTGATGGAGTTGCTGATTTGTGTTCAGATGTAAATAACATTGAAGAAAGCAATAGAGTAGTTCAGAAACTAATGAAATGGACAAAAGAATTAAATTGCCATATAGTAACAGTAATCCATAGTAATTTTGGAACAGATAAACCAACAGGTCATTTAGGAAGTTTTTTAGAAAAGAAAACAGAAACGCAAATACAATTAGAGTTAAATACAGTTAATAAAGGATTAGTTAAAGTAAGTTGTAAACGTTCAAGAAATGCACCATTTGAAGATTTTAATTTTAAAGTAAATAACTTTGGATTACCACAAGTAGAAGGAGCATTTTATGACCCATTAAAAGATATATTTTAAGATGAACATAGATTATAGAATTAATTATTTATTTATTCCAATAAATTTTATATTAAAAAGATTTAATTATATTATTTCTTTTAGTTTTAAATATTGGTTTGATGATAAAGATTTTACAACTAATATTTATAGAAGTGTATTATCAATTAAAAAATTAGAAAAAATACCAAATCAAAATTTTTATAAAATAATAAAAGAATATATAATTTATCAAAAATATTATGAAAGACACAATTAAATATCACATAGAAGAATTACAAACATCAGCAGCAAGAATGCTTGTATTAAATTCAGACAATTCAATGTTAATAAGTTTTTTTAAAGACTTACAAAATAAATTAGAATATTTGTATATCTTAAATGAGTTAGAAAATCAAACTGATTGG